AACGATTATTGTTTAGGACTGCGTAATCTTCAGCGGTCCACCAATCGAAGTGTTTAAGAAACACAATTAAACAACGCAAATTATGTCGGCTTCATTTTTACGATTTTTCGAGAAGGGTTCATTGCAACTCATTTCTTCAAGTAACAAAATAAGTTCACTCATTGCTGCTCTCACTACCCTCTATGACCAGAGGGCCATGATGGCTACCAGTGTTTTACAAGGATGTTTGGCTAATTCAGTTATCATCCTTGTCATATTTGCGTTACTCAGCGCATACATTTTGGACAAAATGACTTTAATTACATCCATTTCAATTCTTGTGCTTAGTTTTCTTTACTTCCCGTACTACGCCGCGGGCGTGCAAATTGGCATATCAGTTTGTATGCTTATTTATTTTGCACTCCAATTCAAGCGGCGAGTGTTAACGTGGCAAGCTAATCAGAAAGCTCGAGAAAGCGCTCTTCGACTAGCGAGTACCAACGATCCAGCAGATAATGATGCTATTGTTCGGTCTTCAGTCCAGTTGAGAGCGTATGATTTGGTTGACAAACATACTCGAGCTCAGTTCCCATATTATTGGTTGCTGATGCTGGTTGTTGCTGTCTATTTGTCCCCGACGCCACTTGTTCTAGGTGTCTCAGATATCGCATTAACTGTGTTGTATTTGAGCGCAGTTGGCATTGGCAATGTTGGTTTGCTCTTTTTAGGTATTTTTGACTGGATTTCAGTTCCAGCGAAAAGATTTGTGAGAGCAAGAATGGGCGTTGAGATCCCTCCACCGCAGACTTCGGAAGAAACAAACGGACCCGAGATAGATCTCGACAACGTTGGAAGGCGGTTGTGGAGGAGAGAGGTGGAAGCGGCTTTTCGACCAGAAAGTTCGAAAGCCCCTGTTCAGGCTCCGAGGTTTATTCCGCTCGAGGCCAAGGACTTGGAAGGCATGACACCAGAAAGTGTCGTGGATTTCCTTGGAAAATTATCCAAAGCAGCACGGTCACACAATATCAAATTCAAGATTGTTGAGTTAGGTCCAGACGAGGCAGCCAAAATAATACCTTCTGTAAAAGAAGATTTACAACTACCAGAGGAAGAACGACGTAAGCGTAAGCCGCCCGTTGATCCAAAGGTTGAGGCAGTCCGAAAAGAGGCTCAAGAACCTGAGAAGAGAAAACGAAAATATGTAAGACACAACGGATCTGATGACGATCCGGAAGGGTATCAAGATCCTTATTCTCGCCGCGGTTCATCCAACGACCGAGAAGACTATCAAGAACCCTATCCTCAATATGATTATACCGAGTCCGAATTGGACGAGGCGCATATAAAGAGGAAAGGTCGAGAGAGTTTAGGCACCGTTCAAGTGACCAAGCCCGTACCAAAGCATCCAAAGGAAAGAGTTCCTCCAAAGGATAATTCTGCTGTGAAAACATTTACAGATACTCCTAAGGGGGAAAGTAGCTCCAATGTGGTGGTTAAAACTCAAGATGCTGATAAGTCTAAATGGGAAGAAATTTCATCTAACCAGATTAAACTTACGCAAATACTTGAGGTTATGTCCACCACATTGCAGAAGACAGCTGATACGCTGGAAACAGCTCAGTTGAAAGCTAAAACTTCGGATGAGGTGGCTCCAGTAGGTGAGTCCACACGGGCTGGTTCCTTGTTGACACCAAAGGATGCAGTTAAACATGTTGCCGATATTTATTGGAAAAATCCAGAAACTGGCAACATTGAACTTATGGCTCATGGTTTGTTCATGAAACCCGGTGTTATAACTCTTCAACATTGTATTTCGCTTCTCGATGAAGCAGGGAAAGAGGTCCTCATCCCACCAGAACAACTTTTTGTAGGTAATGGCACAACTAATACTCGTGTCAAAAGCTATGAATTGGTTGAATGTTCTGTTGGTTATGACAAGTATGCCTTGTTGAGTTTTACCGGCACACCGTATTCGATGTGCGGTCTCAAGAAAATCAAAAGAGATTTTGATCAAGGTGTAATCACAATTCTAACTGCCGAGGGGTCTGTCTCTGGACAGGCTTCTCGAGGAAAAGATTATATTGAACACCATGCTTCAACTCATGATGGTTATTCGGGAGCACCGGTATTTTATGGTACTGATGTAATCGGATTACATTATGGGTCTCAGAAGAAACATAACGTGTGCATCCCGTTTCCGGAAAATTTTCTGGAAAAGGGTGGCGCCCGTTAAAAAGCCGTATTCCAGTCTTTTACGCCGATGATGTCTTTGAAGGCAAACCAGACCCTTGGTTTTCTGGTTTGCCATCTGAGATTAGGCAGTGTAGATATGGACGGTTTCCTGAGACAAAGCTAGTGTATGATAAATTGTGTGATAGTGATGAAAGTTATAGAATAGCTCCTCTAGATAAATATAGTATGTGGAATGGTGTTATCAAATATGACAAATTAGTTTATCCTTTAGATGGACCAACACACGACGAGTGTGTTACTCTTTTGAACTGGCTCGACTATCTGGTGGGTCCTTGTTTTCAAACTTGTGAACAATGGACTCCGGCAGAAGCTATAGAAGCGCTGGACAAAACAAAAGCTTGTGGTCCTCCATATTGCTGGATAGCAGGCCCTACGAAAGGAGATGCATTAAAACATTGGGATTTCATTGATTTTTGGATCCATTTTTGGTTGTACGATCAGTGTTCGAATGCTACGTTGAAAGACGAGCTTAGACACGTGTCAAAACTTTACTCGCGACTATTCATACCTGCTAATGCTTGTATGGTCACGGTAGGCAACTATTTATTTGGAGCCCAGAACGAGAGTCTCAGTTGTACCCCTAGTGATACAGTCCAAATTGGACTTTCAACACCGGGGCCAGATGCAATGAATTTGTGGGACCGCTTTTCGAGAGCGATTGGAAGATTTATACAAGGTGACGGAAAAGGCCATGACACTAAACTGTGTCTAGCCCTCATTATTGTTGCGCGTGAGTTTCGTAAACGACATCTGAATCCCAAGTTGTGGAAAGCAGTAGACCGTTTTTACGATTTAACTTATTGCATGCACGTTAATGTTAGGGGGCACATATTAGAGTTGTTAGGCCAACAATCCGGTCAGAGTAATACAGCGTCAGATAACACCCTCATCACCCTGATGTTAATTTTATTAACATACCTTCGGAAGGGTCTCGGCTTGAACGAATTTCTTGCCGATCTTCACGTTGTGATGGGTGATGATTTTATGTTAAACTCAACACACATTACTGAGATAGATTTAGATTCAACTTGGAATTATTGTGGAATGTATTTAGAAATTCCTGGTATTAACCAGAAGTTTTCTGAAATGACTTTCATGGGAATGCGACCTTGGAAAGATGGGTATCACTACAACGTAGATCGGACATTTAATAGTATAAATTTTTACAAAGCAAAGCGAACAGTTAGTCAAAGATTTGACAAGCTAATCAGCTTAACCCAAAATGTTTACTATTCCGATATGTACGAAGTTGTGCGAGGTATTTGTGTAAATTATTACAAAACCAACCGACACTTGATGCCCCCGGACGAGGTTCACAAATTGTCCCTTATTCAACCATTCTGTCTCTTCAAATTGTATACCGGAATGGAGTTGGATTGAGAGGTTAGTTTTTCCTCTCAATTTTTACGCTGGCAGGGTTGTATATAAACCAGTTTAAAAACAACAAGAATACAATAATTCAAGCAACTAAAATGAGTAACAATAGAACAGTCAACTTACAAAAATTGGTCGATAGGAAAGTGTTATCGCAAGCCGGGCATGATTGGTTTCTAGCCGCGGTTGATCCCTTTCATGATTTTGATCATACGCTAGCTGGTTATCCGGATATGACATCCGCTTTATCACTAGTTGTGCAAGTCACAAAAACATTACAAATTGATAAACCTACTGATTGTACGGGGAATTGGGATTGTGTTATGTCGTGTAATCCGTTCATAACGGTTGAAGGAAATGCTCCTCAATGGCAAGAGGTTATTCCTCACAATAAATCTCAAGCCTGGGTGCACTGGGATTCGACGATCCCGGTCGGTGGAGCTAATGTTTATCCATCGGCTCTGTCAGGTTATGAGGTTATTGCCAGAGAAGGAGATGTTCATGAGTTAGGAACTTTCATGTGCTTCAAAGCAAATGCGGGTGAACAACTTGTTCCTGATGCCACTGGATGGAATCCAACGAATTTTGAGGTTCAAAAGATTGATCCTCTCTCCCAATTTTTGAACGGAAGGGTTATCGGTCTTGGTTTTGAGGCCCATAATACTACAGCTCCAGTTTATCAACAAGGTACAGTGACTTGCGGGGAAATACCAACGAATATGGAAATTATTGCCGGCTCAGTCTTAGGTTATAATGGGGGTGGTAATGGGAACGTCATTCCACATTTTGGTGACATATTGCATTACAATTTGCCACCCGGTAATCTTGGTGATGCCGCTCGGTATCCTAGTATGCGCCAATGGAATGCATCTGAGGGATGCATGTGTGTGAGTTCTTTCTCAGATAGTTCAATACCTATTATGAGATCTCAACGCATTGGAGTGCTTGGAACTGAAGGCAACCAGGACATAGGCAACGCTGCTGATACTGTCAGGGGATTAGGTGTTATAATGACGGATTCACAGGGAGATGCTCAATCTCCTTGTGTAATTCCAGTCAATACACACAATCCTTTTGCATATTTTTCAGGTTTGTCTAATGAAACAACAATTACCGTTTCCATGAAAATGTACTATGAGGTTTTCCCATCTTCCAATACAGATCTTGTCACTCTTTCGACTATGTCCCCTCCTATGGATAACAATGCAATTCAGTTGTATTCATATGCAGTCCATACTGTGCCACTGGTTTGTCCAGTTCATATGAATAGTGCAGGAGACTTTTTCAAAGCAATAGCTGGGACAATTTCAAAAGCTCTACCATTTATTGGTGGTGCTGTCTCCGCTGTGTTCCCTGAAGCTGCTCCAGTAGTTCGTGTGCTGGAACCGGTAGCTGAGTATGGTTTGAATGCAATTGCAAATTCAGGAAAAAAGAATAAGAAAAAGGGACGTCGAGTCTCGGGTCAAGGTGGTAATGGTACCGTCAACGGGAAACAAAAGACTTCAAAACAAGCCTTTCGATCAAATTTAAAACGTTAAAAACCAAAAACATTAAATAATCTTTCAAATATAAAAATTTATAAAATTCAAAATTTATAAAAATTTATAAACAGAAATTGATAAAAATTTAATCACCAGGGAGTTTTATGCCATAGTTTAAGGGGGTCATACCTTACTCTGTGGCTTTTGTACCTGTTTGAGAC